GGATACGGGAACCCTAACGGTCACTAACGGCAAGACCTTGTCCGCAAGCAATACGTTGACCCTTGCGGGTACGGATAGCACGACCATGACATTCCCAGCGACTAGCACCACAGTTGCGGGACTAGGGATTGCCCAGACGTTTACGGCCTCTCAACGCGGTACGGTCACAACGGACAATGACGGTTCGTTTGACATGAACGTCACCAACAACTTCAAATGCACCCCAACGGGATCATTTACCTTGACGTTTACGAACATTACTGCGGGTCAGTCTGGTTTCATATTGTTGGTAAACGGTTCTAACTACACCGTATCGGCGGCAGCTACAACCAAGGTAGTAAGCGGAACCCTAACCACAATTAGCGCAACCGGAACCTATCTGTTGTCCTACTTCTCAGACGGCACTAACGTATATGTAGTCAACTCAGGGGCATTAGCTTGAGCGTCTTACCAGTAGGGTTTGGCTCTGCGGTAGCGGGGGGCTATCAGATAGAGCGCAGTCTGCGGTTTGATGGCGCTGCTTCTTTAACCCGTACTTTTGGAACACCGACAAGTCGAACAACTTGGACAATGAACCTTTGGTTCAAGCGTAGCACCCTTGGTACAACTCAATATATATTCCATTCAAGAGATGCTGGCAATACAGTTAGTTTTGAGTGTTTTTTAAATACAACTGATAATTTAGTTGTTAGGGACTATAACGGCTCTGCCTACACCGCCAACTATGTAACCACTCAAGTTTTTCGTGATCCATCTGCGTGGTATGTTTTAACCGTAAGATGGGACACAACCAACGCAACGCCGGCTAATCGATGTACGATTTTTATCAATGGGGTACAAATAACAACTTTTAGCACGTCATCAGCTCCTGCTCCAAATACTCAATCGTATTGGAACGTATCAGGATATTTGCACTCAATTGGTTCTTTTTATAATGTTGCAAGTTATTACAACGGATATATTACCGAAACAACTTTTGTTGACGGTTACGTTCCAACAACAACAACTAGAACTGTAAATGGTATAACGGAAACAATACTTACTCAGCTTGGTGAGTTTAGCTCTTCTACTGGTGTATGGACTCCAAAAGCGTGGGATGGGACTTATTCGGGAAATGCGGCTTATCTCAAGTTTGCGGACAATTCCAATAATACGGCTGCAACTCTAGGTAAAGATTCGTCTGGTTTGGGTAACAACTGGACACCTAACGGGTTCTCTGTAACCGCTGGTTCCGGCAATGACTCCTTAGTAGACTCGCCCACATCCTACGGGACTGATACTGGTGTTGGTGGTGAGGTGCGGGGGAATTACTGTACGCTGAACCCGCTGGATAACCCCAACACCGCCTACGCCTTTTCGCAAAACGGAAATCTTTATGCAAATCTTGGTACTGGTGCTGGTACGTTCTTATCAGGGACTATGCACGTTTTGGGTGGCAAATATTACTGGGAATGCACGCCAACCTCTGTTGGCAACGGCTTGGCTTTGGGAATTACTTATGGATCAACAACGACTACGGATGCAAACTCCAAGGCTATTTTTTATGCTTTTACCGGTGGAAAGCGCATTTTTGGAACAGATAGTTCTTATGGTGCTTCCTATGCCGCCAATGATGTCATCGGAATTGCGGTAGATGGTATCGCTGGAACGATTGAGTTCTTCAAGAACGGTACTTCGCAAGGTGTTATTACTAATTCAACCATTTCATTGCAACAATTCCGTCCTTTTGTATTTAACAACAGCAGTAGTGCCGGTTCTTTGACATTTTGCAACTTTGGTCAACGCCCATTCCAAAAGTGGAACGGTTCAGCCTATGTAGCAAACACCGCCCCCTCTGGCTTCAAAGCACTCTGCACACAGAATCTGCCTCCTGTGACTATCGGTGCAACTAGCACGACACAGGCTAATAAGTACATGGATGTAACGCTGTACACAGGAACCGGAGCCGTTAGAAGCGTTACCAATAGCGGCTCAATGCAACCTGATCTAGTTTGGATTAAGGGAAGAAGTCAGGCCACTGGCTCTGGGTTGTTTGATGTTTTAAGAGGGGCAACTAAAGTCATCACATCAAATAGTAGTGCCCAACAAGTTACAGATGCAAATAGTTTAACTTCATTTAATTCTACTGGTTTTTCATTAGGTACAGATGTTACCAATAATTTTGTGAACGTCAACACGCAAACATATGTTGCATGGCAATGGAAAGCCAATGGTGCTGGCGTAACCAACACATCTGGCTCTATAACCAGCACGGTGTCGGCGAACACCACCAGCGGTTTTAGTATCGCAACATTTAATGCCGGTGCTGCCGGAAACAAAACAGTAGGTCACGGCCTAGGGGTAGCTCCTAATTTATGGATTGTAAAAGGTTTGACCGTAGCTGCAAATTCTTGGTCGGTTGGGTCATCAGCACTTACAACTCCAGCATCTAATTATCTTGTATTAAATGCTACATCTGGTTCTGCATCAGATACTAGAATTTGGGCTAATGCAGCCCCAACAAATAATGTTTTTTCTTTTGAGTCAGGTTATACATTACCTGCCAATTCAGATTGTGTTGCCTACTGCTTTGCAGCCGTGGCTGGCTATTCTGCCTTTGGTAGTTACACAGGCAATAATTCTGCAACAGATGGAGCATTTGTATATTTAGGATTTAGGCCAGAATTTTTGATAATTAAATCAACTTCTGCGTCAACAGAATGGGTGATGATGGATAGCGCAAGAAATATTTATAACCTTGCAGATACTTCCTTATACGCAAACAGAGCTTACAGCGAAGCAACCATCGGAACTGTTAACGATATAGACTTTTTAAGTAATGGATTTAAGTTACGAAATAACACAGGCTTTGTAAACGCATCACAAACCTACATCTATGCAGCCTTTGCCGAAACGCCCTTTAAGTATTCTCTTGCGAGGTAATTATGTTTCAACTAAACGGTAATCCAATCTCAATCGACTCTGAACAAGTCATTGATGGTATACGCTATCCGCACCTTAGAGATCCAGCCCTGCGTGAGCAGTTAGGCGTAGTAGAGGTAGCAGACCCAGAGCAGTATGACCAGCGGTTCTATTGGGGCGTGGGCAATCCTAAACTCTTGAATGACCGTGAGGAAGTAGACCAGCAAGGCAACCCTATGTGGGTTCAAGTCTTGGGCGAGGTCAATGGTCAGCCCGCGATGGTGGACTCTGATAAGCGTTTGGTCACCAAGGGACTTAAGAGCCAATGGATTACACAGGCAAAGACCACGGCTGGTTCCATGCTTGCCCAAACCGATTGGATGGTGATCCGCAAGGCAGAGCGAAACGTAGACATTCCCGCCACGGTGGTCACAAAACGGGCGGCGATTGTGGCTGAGTGCGACAGGCTTGAGGCGGCGATTACGGCTTGCGCTACGGTTGAGGAATTGATCACGGTTGTTGGCGCACAGGATTGGCCCAATGACCACCTATAACTGGCAAATTACAGAGCTGCGGGTCGATGACGGCTTGGTCTGCCAAGTCAAATATCATTGCGAAGCATCCAATGACGGCAAAAAGGTAGCTACTGAAGGCTATTGGAAGTTTCGTAAACCGTACCAAATAGACGATAATTTGAGTGAGCATCAGGTGTCGCATTGGCTTGATTTAGACGCCCAAGAGGGTGAAAAGCACCTCATTAAAGACAGACTTGCCGAACAACTCAAGGCACTAGACAATACTGAAAGTATTGACCCACCTTGGAAGGTGGAAACATTTAAGGTGAAGTTATGACCCAGCCAATCGACATTATTAGTCGCGCCATGAAGGACATTGGCGCTCTAGCCGCTGGCGAGACCCCAGCCCCTGCGGAAGCCCAAGACGCTTTCGATATGCTAAACGACATGATTGACCAATGGTCAAACGAGCAGATGATGGTCTACTACAAGACCGAGATCATCTTCACTTTGACTGCGGGTCAGACCCAGTACACGATTGGCCCGACCGGTCAGGTGAATTCTACCTTTACAGGTTCTATATCAGGGAATACCCTAACCGTCACCAATATCACCGAGGGCGGTATTGCTCTTGGAATGGTCATATCCGGGTCGGGTATTACTGCGGGAACCAAGATTACAGGCTTTGGAACAGGGGCTGGCGGGAACGTCAACTACGCCGGCACTTACACGGTGAACAACACCCAGACCGTAGCCTCGACCACCATAACCGCTTATTACGAGCGCCCCCTTGGAATTAACTCAGCCTTTGTGCGAGTAAACACTAACTCCAACGGTCAGCCTATCGTTAACGGTGGTTTGGACTACCCAGTAGCTATTCTGAACCTTGAGAACTACGAGCTGATTGGGCTAAAGACCCAAAACGGCCCGTGGCCAAAGGCTCTGTACTACCAGCCATCTGAGGTTATGGGTACGTTTTACTTTTGGCCTAACCCGTCTCAGGGTGAGATGCACATATTCTGCGACACCATATTTCAACGGTTTAATAGCATCAATGACACGATTGTGATCCCGCAGGGCTATCTAATGTGCTTGCGGTGGTGCTTGGCTGAGAGGCTAATGCCCATGTACGGCAAGAACGACCCACAGCAGATTGCGGTCATCAATTCCTACGCTATGCAAGCCAAGGCAACTATCAAGCGCACCAACATGAAGCCCATGCAGTCCGCTAGGTACGATGACGTACTAGTGGTTGGTAAACGTGCGGATGCTGGTTGGATTCTCACCGGGGGCTTCCAGTAATGCCTGACTTTGGATTCGTAGGCGCGGCTTACGAAGCACCCTCTATCACTCAAGACGCTCAAGAGTGCATCAATTTCTACCCTGAGATAGACCCTACCAAACCCCAAGGCGATAGAGGGGTGATTGCGTTATATCCAACGCCCGGACTGAATACGGTAGCCATTTTCCCCAATCAAGATGAAGTTAGAGGTATCAGAGCGTTGTCTGGCGGCAATTATTTATTAGCCGTTTGCGGAGCTTTTGCATACATATTAGAGAGCGACTACAACCCCAAAATGGTTGGTCAGTTAAATACCAGCACAGGGTTGGTAGATATTGTAGACAACGGGGTCGATGCCTATATTGTTGACGGAGCTGACCGGTATGGTTGGAGGATTTCTGACCCTGCGGCAGCTATCTTTACCGCCTCAATTAGCGGCACAACGATGACGGTGACCGAGTTGTTTTCTGGAACAATTGCAGTAGGGCAACAAGTCTTTGGGGTTGGCGTAGAACAAGAAACGGTCATTACGGCCTTGGGAACGGGAACCGGCGGGACTGGTACATATACGGTCAGCAACAGTCAGACAGCGGCTGCTGGGCGGTATAACTCAGCTCAAGTAAATGCCGTGTTTACCGGATCAACGTCAGGCACAACCCTGACCGTCACTTCTGTTGCGTCAGGAGTTCTTCACGCCGGGATGACAATTACAAACTCTGTTCTGACCACAAAGACGGTAATCACCGCCCTTGGAACTGGTACAGGCGGGGCGGGAACTTACACGATTAGCAACTCCCAAACCGTACCAAGCACAGCAGCTCAATTTACAGGCCAAATTGCTGGAACCGTTTTAAGCGTAACGGCGGTAAGTAGCGGAACAGTTACCAACGGTGACTACGTTAGCGGCACAGGGGTAAGCACGCCAACAACCATTACGGCAGTAAATACTTTTGCTTCAACTGGGTCATCAATTGCGGTGACTACCGGTGTCCTAACTATTGGAACTTTAAGTTCTGGAACCATATCTGTTGGTCAAGTTTTAACCGGAACAGGCGTTCCAGCAGGGACAAGGATTACTTCAAATATCAGCGGGTCAGGTAGCGGAAGTACATGGAACACAAGCATTACGACTGCGGTTGCAAGCACCGCAATAAGCGGGACTAGCTACACCGTGACCCCGTCCCAAACGGTAGCTTCAACGGCTATGAACTCATCAACTGGTTCAACCATGTACGGCCTAAACTGGACAGTATTACCGTCCTCAGACGGGGCGTTTGTAGGCGGGTCTACGGTTGAGGTTGTGGACAATTACTTTATCTACAATAAGCCAGATAGCCAGCTTTGGGGCGCAACCGACATCTTAAGCATTATTTCAAACCCATTGTCTTACGGAACCAAGGACGGTTCCCCAGACGATTTAGTAACCATTATTGTTGACCGCCGAGAGGTCTATCTATTGGGTGAGATGTCATCCGAGGTCTGGATTGACGTTGGGGCGTTCCCTTTTCCATTCCAAAGGATTCCGGGTACTTCAACCCAGCAAGGTATTGCGGCAAGGTTTTCTGCTTCGCGGGTAGGTAATTCTTTTGCCTACGTCTCAAAAAATAACCGAGGCGAGGCCACAGTAGTCCGTATGAACGGCTACATCCCAGAGAGGATCTCTACCCACGCGGTTGAGAACACCTTGGTAGGCCAAAATGTCTCAGATGCCCTTGCGTGGACTTACCAGCTAAACGGGCACGAGGTCTATGTAGTGACTTTCCCCTCAATCGGTGAAAATGGCCTGACTTGGGCCTTTGATAACACCACAGGTCTTTGGCACAAGTGGCTTTACACCAATAATCAAAATGAATATGAGCGCCACCGTGGAAACTGTTGCTCATTTTTTAACCAAGAAGTATTAGTTGGTGACTATGAAAACGGCAAACTTTATAAAGTTTCTTTATCGGACTACACCGATGACGGTCAATTGGTGCGCCGCGTCAGAAGATGCCCGCACATAACCACAGATTTGCAAAGGCAGTATTTCCATGAGCTTCAGATCCAGTTTGAGCCCGGAGTAGGTCTATCGACCGGTCAAGGTGATAACCCCCAAGCAATGCTCCGCTGGTCAAATGACGGTGGTTTTACTTGGTCTAACGAGAACTGGGTAACAATTGGAGCCCAAGGCCAATACTACAACCGAGCCATGTGGAGGCGATTGGGTTGGGCGCGGGACAGGATCTTTGAGGTGGTTGTAACCGACCCCATCAAGGCGGTCATCGTATCTGCAAATCTAAAGGCAGAAGCCGGGACTAACTAATGGCAACCCCTCAGAATCAGAGTATTCCGACCTCTCCCTTGTCAGACCAAGCGGGTCGGCCCACGCGGGCGTGGCAATTATTCTTTTTGAATCTTCTAAACTTTACAAGTAGCTCCACGGCTACGGCTGGGTCTGAAACCCTACCGGCAAACCCTGCGGGGTTTATAAATGTCACGGTCAACGGGGAATCTAAAAAGGTTCCGTACTACGATGTCTGAACTTTTAGAACTTGCCCCATTTATTGAGAGCGTTCCAACAAAAGAACAGATAGACCGCCTCCAAAAAGAAGTAATGCTTTTCCCCCAAGCGGAACTAGAGACCGAGCATTACTTTTCAGACGGTATGTATTGTAGAAAACTGATCCGACCGGCGGGGACGCTGATTGTTGGCAAGGTTCACAAAAAAGACCACTTTTTTCTTTGTGCCTCTGGTGAGATAATCGCGTGGACTGAAAAGGGTATGAAACACCTAAAGGCTGGGGACGTAATTGAGTCCAAGCCGGGGACTAAAAGGGTTACTTTAGCGGTAACTGACGCAATAGGAATCACGGTTCACAAGACCGAACATACCAATTTGGATGAGATTGAAAAGGAACTAATTGAGCCAGACGAACTAGCTTTGTTCGATTCCAGCAACAAATTAAAACCTTTGGAAGATATTGAACGCATTATGAGGGCTATAACATGAGTTGGATGACGGCGGCGGCGATAATGGGTGGCTCTAGCATTGCTAGTGGCCTAATTGGATCTAGAGCATCAAAAAAGGCGGCAGCGCAACAAGCAGCCGCAATCCGAGAAGCGGCAGCGATCCAAGAACGTATGTTCGAACAACAACGTGCGGATCTGGCTCCCTACCGAGAGATTGGCTACCAATCACTAAAAGACATCACCGCCCAAAAGCCTTACCTAACAGGACGGTTTGAGGATTACCGAAGCGAGTACCTAGACCCCAGCATGGCGTTTAGGCTAGGAATTGGTGAGCAGACCACCCAGCGCGCGGCTAACGTAGGAGGCGGGGCTCTAAGCGGGAACACTTTGCGGGCTCTCCAAGACTACTCTCAGGGACTAGCCTCAACCGAGTATTCCAACGCATTTAACCGGTTCCAGACCGAGCGCGGGAACATTTACAACACCCTAGCCAACATAGCCGGTATGGGGCAGAACGCGGTTAACACGGGCGTTCAAGCGGGTCAGGCCACGGCGCAAAGTCTTGGGCAGTTAGCGGTAGGTGGCGGTCAGGCTCAAGCTGCGGGAACAATCGGAGCAGCCAACGCAATCGCTGGCGGCTTAGGTGGGGTAGGTAATGCAGCCCAAATGTACGGTCTTGGGCAAAGCGGGTTCTTTAACAGACCCGGAACTCCAGCAACAGTAGTAGACCCAAAACGGTAAGAGGCTGAAATGGCAGACTTTGGCATAAATCCAAACATAGCGATGGGCTTTCAGGGCAGTCCAGCCAATAAGCCTATGACCCTAAACGAGCTTGTTGGCTTATCACGAAACGTGATGGAGACATCAAGGCTGGCTGAACTGTACCCAGAGCTGATCAAAAGAGGCAAAGCAGAGGCAAGTAGCGCAGAAACTGGCGCGGCTAAGTCTGCTATGGATTTAAGACTTTCTAAGGTCAAGTCAATATCTGACGGTCAGATTTCAATGATGATGAACCCATTGGTTATAGAGGCAGAAGCAAACCCGGAAAAAGTAGACCGTACAGCTCTAGTCAATCTAGTTACCCAAAACGCCATGATGCAATCCAAAAATCTTGGAATTGACTATGAAACAGAAGGCAAAGAACTAGCCCGCCCGTACATTGAAATGGCAAAAAACAACCCCGGCAACCTATTGCAGTTTTTCAAGGAACGGCACATGGCTGGGTTAGATGCTGCAACACGGGCTACTGCGTTTGCTGAAGGTAAGGGCATTGGGGTATCGACACTCCCAAGAAGGAGTCCAACAGGCGTAACGTCTGAGCAGATGACCGCCCCAATACGAGGCCAAGACTTGACCGTGGCTCCGGTAACAGAAAATCAAGTAGGCATTTCTGCTATTCCGGGTTCGACAGCTCAGATGGCTCAAGGGCAAACTCAAGGGCAAGCTCAAGCAAGTATGCCCGCTGGTCAGATGGTTCAGCCTGAAATTACTAACTACCCATTGATGTTTGAGCCACCATCAAGGGCTGGCATACAACGTCCTAAACGTGAAGGCGAAGATAAGGCTATTGAGTTTGGAACAACATTGCGTGGAAACTTGGCTAAACGTCAACTAGACCTGACCAAGTCAAGAAGCGATTTAGATGAGGTAATTCGTACCGCAACAAAAATTGACAAAGAAGCAATTCTTCCGGAAACAGGTTTAATTGGGGCAGGAAAAAGAAAAATTTACGAAACTATTGGTGACCCAACGTACCAAAAATTACGCAAAGATATTGCCAATGTGGTCAAGTCTAATCAAGACGCATTGTCGGTCGGTGGAAACTCTGTTGCCGGTTTAGAACTAACTAAAGAGGCGGCTGGAGATATTACATACGATCCAAAGGTAATTATTGATATTGCTAGAAGGGCAAAAGCAGACCTAACTAACTTAGACATGATGGCAACCGGTATGCAAAAACACTTCCAAAGGTATGGAGACGCAAACGCACAACGGTTTACTCAAATGTGGTCTGCAAACGCCGATAGCAAAATATTCCAGATAATGGACATTAACAGAGACATTACTGATCCAAAGTTGCGACAGGCCGCAGCCGCCAAAGTTATGGAAGGTATGAGCCAAGCTCAACGCGAAGCCCTCGACCAAAAATATAAGCGGATAGTTAGACTAACCAATACTGGGGACATAGCGCAATGAACGCCCGCGACCCGTATCTTCACAAAAATCTGACACCAGATGACATTGCGTTACTTGAAGAAGGTATGAGGAATACCGTAGTTGATGGCGTTCCAATAAACCCAAGAGATGTTTTTAGTAACCCAGAACGGTTCAATGGTTACCCATTTGATGTTCGAAAAAAAGCATTTGAGATGTTGCCTAAGTTGGCTCCCGGCAAAGCTGAATATGTGGACATGGCTACCGGTCAGAATGTAGGAGCTGTCCGTCAGGTAGGGATGCGGGGTAACGATCCAATAAGTAGTTTGATCTTGGGCGCGGGAACTCAACAGGCAGCGCCACAAGCGGCTCCTCAAGCTGCCCAACAATCTATCCCACAAGCCATCCCTCAAGCTGCTCCACAAGCCGCGCCAGCAGATCCAATCAGTAGCCTAATACTAGGAACCGGAGCGCAAGAAGCTACACCAGCCGCACCAGCAGCCGCCCCAACAGAACCTAAGAAACCAAGATCCCTTTCTAGTTACGTTGGCAAACCGTCTGACATTGGCCCTGCCGCTGCAAGCCTTGCAGACGTAACCATAGGTGGGGTTGTGCCGGGAGTAGTGGGGCCAATAACCTACGCTGGCGCTCGCGCATTTGGTAAGAGCCCACAGGAGGCAACCGCGCTACAAGAAAAGGTAACACAACCGTTTACAGACCCGTTTGGTAGAGCGTTTGGGGTTACTGAAAGCCCAGCTTATAAGGGCGAAGCTGGTCGGCAATTGATGGATTTTATTAGCCAAAACATTTCCAAAGGCGCGGATTGGATTGCGGAAAAAACTGGCCTACCAAAGTCAGACATTGAAAACATGGCTGGAACAGTTGCTACTGGAGCTGGCGTAAAGGCTGGTCAAGTAATTAGCGCAAAGACCGCCCGTCCATACGACACCGGAGCCCCTGCGGTTATAGAAGGGGCAGCGCCAAAGGTTGAGCCGATGATTGGTAAGCCGAAGGTTAGCTATGCTGAGTTTCAACAACAATTACAAGAAAAACGTGGTGGCGCAACCGCAGATTTACAAAGTGCTTTTGAAGCAAAAAAAATGCCTTCAATGGAACAAACGGGTGCTAATCCGTATTTTGGAAAGTTTACCGGCGAAGAAAGAGTTAGAGGTCAATTTCCTCAAATAAAAGAATCCAAAATGGCTAATGATGTTCCAGAATCGGAACAGTCTTTTAGGGCTCAAGTAGTTACAGAAATTTTAGGTGATCAAAATGTTCGTCCGGGCGTTATTACTGGAAACGAACAAACCCTACGAAACGAGTATGCGATGGCCAAAAAAGCCGGGGATACTCCTGCCGGTGTAATTTTGAGAGATAAAATTGCACAAGAACAAAACGCATTGTCCAACTATGCTTTGGCTAGAGTTGAGCAAAGCGGAGCAAACCCAAACCTTATTTCTCCCAATGAGCGCGGA